CCACGTATTTGTGTCCGGACGGGGGTCACGCAGAGCCTGGGGGTCTGAAATTGGGTACATGCCCAACTGCAACTGCGGCTGGTCCGGAGTCCAGCACTGAGGGCACGCCTTGATCTGCGTCTGCTTGGTCTTGACGACGAGGTTCTTGAGCTTCTTCAGGTCGAAACGAAACCCGCAGACGTCGCAAAACGAAAATGCCTTAGCCCCATTAGCGAAACGGTTAGCCATTTACATCCTCCGCGTGCTCAGGGTAGCGACGGATGTATTCTTCTTTCCAGCTAGCGCCGTAATTACGCTTCATGTTTGAGATGCGTCCAGCGCGTTTACGGTTTTCTACTTGCTCAGGCGTACACCTGTAACCTGTAGGTCCACCTTTTCCTACACGCGCAGCGATGGCTTTGGCGCGGTATTCAGGATTTTTCCAAAGTGCTTCTGCCGCTGCCGACTTTTTAGCATGCGTCTTCTCGGTGTAAACATCCCTACCATCCGTACACACGTACAGATTCTCGGTAGGCTGTAGCTTTTCAATCCACTGTTTTTCGAGCGCCAGCAACTCTTCTGGTGCACATTGCTGGAGCAGTCGCGCAGTAAACGCTTTTGCTCCGTGTATCTGAAACGTAGCTAGCATACGCTTGTACGTTTGTTGCTCTGGCCTACGCCTCATGTCATGGAAGTGCAGACTTATCCGGTATCGGGTACGCCGGGAAGACCCAACGTAAGTTCCGCCCGTTACGGTATCCGTCAACAAGTACACTCCACAGACATTTGGCATGTCGATGTGGGAAAGATTGCTTTCAGAGTATTGGCGAACGCCCATGCGAACTCCTGGCTGGAAAGCCAAGATTCTCGCAGATGTCACTGCGAAACGCAAGGGGTCGTGGACGAAGTTCACGAGATGAACATCCGCCGAGGTACGAACCGTACCGCAGCCTTCTCACGGTCTTCGCTCGATGCACGATCCCAGTCTTCGTCGTACTGCGCCTTCAGGATCTGGAGACGCTCCATGCCGCCCGGAAGCTTCATGGCGAGGTAGTACGCCAGCCCGGAGACCAAGCAAGGGATGAAGCGGAAGGGGATGTCCTGCGTGGCTTCCCCACCAGCACCCGCATCTTGGATGCGCCGCAAGTACCAGTAGACGAACTGATACACACCAGTCTGGTCAGGCGTGGGCCACACGGTGATGCTGGGCGCTGCCGTTGCGCCCGGGGAGTAGCTGCTCGCCGCCGGGTACGTCGCGTTAGAGTTTCGGTTGACCAGCACCTGGATCGGACGAGCCTGCTGCAGCTTGTTCGGGATGGATGAGTAGGTGCTGATGCTGATCCGCGTGATGGTCAGATCCACCTGAGTCGAGACGTTGCCCGCACCCGTGCGGATGACATGCTCAAGAAGATCGACGGTGTCAGATGGGAGCGTGTAGGTGTTCGTGCCCTGCACCAAGGGGATCATGCCCTGGTTGAAGGTCCACATGTTGATGCCACGGTTGGCAAAATCAGCAAAAAGAAGATTCAATGACCTACGCGCCGTACGTAGGTCATATCCTGTCCTCAATTCTGCACCGCAGCGCTCGAACGCTTCTTCCACGATTTCATTTAAATCGGGGTTGAAGGCAGTAATGCCGCTGGTAGTCATGCTACTTTCCTAAACAACCAGCCTTTTGATCGGCCTTGTTTGCGAATTGCTTGCGAAACAGCTTGTAGGCTTACACCGAGTTCATCTGATGCAGCTTTTAGTGTGCCCCAACGCTTTTCTCCATGTACGGGATGAACACCGACAACTGCCGTAGCCATATGGTTAGCTGCACCACGCTGACGATCCCCTTGTCCATAAAAAGGGTTCTTCTCGCCGCGTACAAAGCCTTTGGCTTGCATCAAAGCCGCGTGCTCAGGACGTTTTTTACCACGCCAAAAGTTGTTTAGTGATACTGACAGTCGATGGCTTTCAGAAAGCGTTCTGCCGGCCTGCCAACGCGATGCGGCAACGCTGACTTTGGCCGCTACCTCAGGGTTTGAGGTCGGGCTTATGTCTCCGCGGTCAAGGATATTTACCAATGCCCCAAACGGCTTGAAGTGTGCGATGACCGCTGCTTCTTCTTCGACCGCTTGTGCTTGGGTCAACCCGTCTGCCAACAAAATAACTTCGTAACCGTACTTTGCTACTGTACGCTGCCAGCGCTCATTACGCCCGTGCGTAGACCATGCACGCTGCCGCGTACCCTTACCGATGTAGAACACCGTGTTGTCAGGTTTGGCGTGAGCGTACACGTAGTAGGTCATCTAAATCTCGCTGTCTTCCGGGCTACGCCCTTGGGCTGCGCGACAAATTGTTGGCCCTTGGCCTTGCCTGCCCGCTTTGCCCGGGTTGTGGCCGCGTACTCAGAGGGGCTCAGGGACTTGATCGCAGCCTCGGGGAGATAGCGCTCCCCCGTCTTTGACGACGGCTTACCGCTCTTGGTGGTCCAACGTTGGTCCCCCCAATCCTTGAGCGATTTCTGTGGGGCTTTCACTTGTACCCGCCGCCCTTGGACTTGTACTGCTTCGCCAGAAGCTGAGCCTTGCGGGCGCTCCACTGCCCTGCCGCCGTACCTTGCGTAGCCTGCCCCTTGATCTTCTCGAAGAGGCTCTTGCGCATCCCAGGCTTGGTGTAGTTGCCCGCCTCGTTCACGCGGCTCTCCCCGCCCTTGGCGTATGCCTTGGGCTTCTTGAGTTCCGGGCGGATGCAGCCCATACCCCTGCTCGAAAGCATTGCGCTCTCCTCAGACGTACTTCGTCTTCTTGGTGCGAGTCTCGCACCCGGCACCGCGCACAGAACCACCCTTGGCGTAGGATTTCACCTTGCCACCCTTCTTGAAAGAAGCACCACCAGGATACGCTTCATCAATCTGCTTGACGATCTCTTTCCACTTGGCCGGATCAGCACCTTCCGGGGGCCTGTTCCGCCACCCTGTCCCTGCAGCCCTCGCCCCAACCACAGCACGCGGTAAGCCAGCACCCATAAACGCCGCACCTAGACCGCGCCCCGCAGGAACGCGTTCTGCCCCTTCAGCCATGCCTCGCATGAGCAGGCCAGGAATATCAGAGAGAGACGCACGAGGCCGCGCTGGCGTTTCTTTCTTGGATTCTGAGGCCGTATCCCGATTAGCGGCTGTCCTGCCTGCGGACGCACCGCGCCCAGAGCCTGCGGCTGCACGAGCACCAATCTCCCGACCCTGCTCTTCAGCGGTCTTGGTGCTGTACATTTTTCCACTGCGAGGAGGGAACTCAAAGTCTGGCTCGCCAGCGTTTTTAGCCTCCCGGAAGGCTTCTCCAAACGTCTGAGGACGCGGGATGCCGCCTTCGCGGGCGGATTTCGTGTACCGGGGATCGGTAGCCATGTCACACCATCTTGCACTGCTTGACGCCGCGTTGGGCGACGCCTGCGCCGCGCACAGAGCCGCCATTGGCGTACTTCTTGGTCATGCCGCCCTTGCGGTAGCCTGCTTGGTTGTACGCTGCGCCTTCACGCGCAGCAGCAGGGACCGACTCCATCATCTTCTTGGCGGCGCGTTGATCGTCCCGGGCAGACTTCGCCATCGTGGTGGAGACCTTGGACATGAAGTCCTTCTCTCCCTCGATGCCCTTCTTCATCATCTCGCGTGACTTGTCCATCTTGGCAGACTCTTCTGCCGTGGGAGTGCGGTAGTTCCGTGCCATGTTCGTTCTCCTCAGCAGGCTTTGCCGCCGTATGCCATCTTCTTCGCCGCGCCACCCTTGGCGAACGGCTTGCCCTTGGGTTTGCCCTTGGCTTCTTCCTTCTCGTGCTTGATCATGGCCTTGGGCGCACCCTTAGCCTTCATGAAGGCGAGTTCCTTCTTGACCATCTTGGGGGATTCTTTCACGGGGCCTCCTTCGGCCTTATGGGCTTCGAACTTCAGGCCAACGGCCTGGGGGATGCCCACCTTCTTGGCGAAGCCTGGGCTGTGCGCGACGGCCCGCATGAGCCGCTTTTGCTTGGGAGAACTATACGGCATGGGGCTTGCTTCGTAGATTGTCGATCTTCGACTCAATCCTGTCAAAGCGTTCAATCAACTCTTTCATGTCCTGCCGGAACTCCGCACGGGTGATGTGATCCCGGGCCACTTCCTCTCGCGTTCTGTTGAGCAGAATGCTGATACGGTCGAGTTCTTTGAACTTGGCTGACATGAAGAACCCCACAACGCCAATCAGAAACGTCAAGACGGTATTCCAGACGAACGTCGCTTCCATGTCAACAATTCCAGGCCCTCAGGCTTTTGTTGATACGAGAGTTCGGATCCTTTGCCGTCTTTTCTGACGTCAATTTTGCCTTCATCCCTTTCATCCTGGCGCAAAAGGAGTCACGCCGGGGGCCACCTTCCGGTTGCGGTGCCTTCAATCCAGGCTTTCCGGGGTTAGCTTTGTTGTAGCTGGCGCGGCCTTTGGCATTCAAGCCTCCGGCTTCTGACTTACCCTCTTTGCGCTGCCATGCTGGTGTCTTAGCCATCAGAGTTCACCTCGCGCTTCGCGCTCCATAGGGCTGTTTCTGTATCCGTATCGGAGCACCTGATACAGGTAGGTGGCGTAATACTTGACCATACCCATCCGCTTGTATTGCTGCCAGTGGACAAGTTCATGCTGAGTCAGGCGCTGGTTTGCCAGATGCTCCGGCAGCACGAATATCCCCCAGGGGGCCAGGGCCACGCCTGCAAAGCCCGTGCGGCGCAGCACCCATCCTATCAAGCCACGGGCGGGCTTGGGCGTCATGTCAGTCAGTAAGCCCTGCGGGTTCTTGCGGCTTGAGTTGCGCTTCGCCCTGTTGTTTCAAACGCGACCACAGTTCAACGACGGCCTCCAGCGGCAGCTTGCCCAGACCCGCCATGATCAGATTGACGTCGTTGACGGACAGGTCGGTCAGGGTGATCTTGATGTCGTTCATGTCAGGCTTGGGTAGTTGCCCACGGCAGCGGGGGCATGATGACCGGGGGGTTGATCTGGTTGTCGATCTGTTGCGCCACGGCGGCTTCAGTCGCTTCCTTGTTCACGCCAGAGTCCCAGCACCAGCCCAACACCTGCTCCTGCGTCAGGTCGGCGTAGGGCGTGAATGGGTCAGCGGCTTGGGTGAAAGAACAGGTGGAGTACACCGTGCCGGTGTAGGCCCCGTCAGTGCCCGTGCAGCGCCATCCGCATTCGATGACGTACTCGGGCGGGGTTGCGGTGGTGGGGGTGGTCTTGAGCCACTCGATGGTCCAGGTGATGTTCATGGTGTGGTCCTTTCGGGATCAGTGCAGATCAACCCACGCTCCGCCCGCATACACGCGCAGCTTGTTCG